CCGAGATTGCTGGCAATTCACACGGGGTCATGTACCCAGGTGCTACCATTTACAATGCTATGATGGGCTTCCGCTCATCTACGCAAAGTGCTTGGGATGCAACTGTGGTCAAGGCCCAGAATGATGCTGCGATCAAGGTTTTAGGTAAAATGGCTGATGCGAAAGTTAACCTTGCGGTTGCTTACGCTGAGGCCACCAAGACGTCTAATTTGATCTTAGATACGGCTCGCCGTATCGACAGAGCTTATAGAGCGTTACGGAAGGGCAACTTTAAGGTTGTTGCCCGAGAGCTTAACATCACTCCTTCCAAAGTCCATAAGACCTGGTTGGAATACAAGTATGGCTGGATGCCATTACTGATGGATGTTAAGGGATCTGCTGAGTTCTTTGCTCAGCAATCACTTACTCGGAGTCCCAAGTTTACGTGTACGGCGGTAACGGAACAGGTGCAATACCTGGCCGGGACCGACAATCTCGGAAAGCTTGGTGGAGCTGGTACTGACTGGATCGCCAATTACGTTCTCGAACGTAAGGTGACCTGCAAGATCAAGCTCGATTGTGAGTTATCCGACCCACATTACTCTGAGTTGCAACAGCTGGGTTTGACGAACCCCGCATTAGTTGCATGGGAGCTTGTGCCCTTCAGCTTTGTCTTCGACTGGTTTATTCAAGTCGGTGACTATCTGACAGCACTTTCAGCCTTCCACGGTGTGACGATAAGACGCCAATGCCGAAGTACCATTGTTGGGGAGGCAGTGCGGTGGAGCGCGCCGAGCAAGAGCTCAGCAGACTCTACTTACACTTACTACCACAGCGGAGGTACCAGGTACGGTGTCAGACGTTACTATGAACGGGTCCCAGTGACCCTTAATCCTTGGGATTTAGTGATGCCCAAAGTAAACAGGTTTGATTTTCCAAAGCTTGTCACTTCTTTGGCGCTATTGCGAGGATCTCATCGTTCAACTGTCCGGTCGTGAGACCGTTTGTTGGACACTTCCTTTTTAGGAGTTATACCATATGGCAGCAGCTGCCGACCTGACCCTCAAGAACGCGGCCGCCGCAAACGTCACGTTCAACGTATATGCCGTTAATCCGGACAGCGTTGAATGGGTCGAAAGCGGCGCGACGTCGATCTTGGGGACGTCCCGTGCGATCCTTTCTCGGGTTATCCCGGCGGACCGTGCGGCGGGTGTTTATCGCGCTCGAGGCAAGTTGACGCGTCCGGTTATCAACGGCGTGTCTGGTCTTCTCGACGGAACGAATACGTTCACGTGCGAGTTTCTCCACCCCGCTAAACTCACTACCGCCGAAGTGGATGAGCTGGTCGCACGAGCTAAAGAGTTCGTGGGCCTGACCATCTACAAGACGTGCTGTGAGTCTGGCGCTATTCCCACTTAACCTCTAACCTGAAAGTCC